TCAGCGCGAGTCGGCGTTACGGTACTGGCGCTTCGCATAGGCGAGAATGGAATCGGGGGTCAGCGGATTGCGATCGACCATGATCGCCTCGAAGGGCGACGGCTTGTCGCTGACGCGAACTTCGACATAGGCCGCAGCATAGGCCATGCTGCCATCCGGCAGCGGGATCAATTGCGGGCGCGACGTCGGCATGGGGCCGATCTGCGGCAGAACGACGAATTCGTCGAAGGCGCTTGGTGCCGCCGAGGCCTGCGCCGGCTTTGCGAGCGCGTTCACCGGCACGCCGGCATCGAGCGTCGATCTGTTCGGAACCGGAACGGCGCGGAGATTCGGAACCATGTCGCGCAGCGGCTCGTTGGAAGCCACCATCACGCCTGAGGCGATCTGCCCTTCCGGCATCACGCTCGGGCCACGGTCGCCCTTCCTGACGTACGAAGCCATGAGGTAGGGCATGTCATTGCCTTCGAGCGGCGCACGGCCGACATATTGAACGCGGACATTGGCGCTGCCCTTGCGCTTGATGTCCAGCAGGTCGGCGGTCTTCGAAGAGACGTCGATGATCCGGCCGTATTCATAGGGGCCGCGATCGTTGACACGCACGATGACAGACGTGCCGTTCTCCAGGTTGGTCACGCGCGCATAGCTCGGCAGCGGAAAGGTCGGGTGAGCGGCCGAAAGGTGATGCTTGTCGTAGACCTCGCCATTTGCCGTCAGACGGCCATGGAAGGCCGACCCGTACCAGGAGGCCATCCCGCTCTTGTTGTAGCCGAAATCCTCCTTCGGCTGATACCACCTGCCCTTGACCTGATAGGGCTTGCCTACCTGGTAGCGGCCGCCGCCCTTCGGGATGTTGTTTCCGGTAGCGACCCTGGGACTGGCTTTGACGCCATAGACGGACTCCGCGAAGTATTCCTTGCTCCGCGACTTGGTCTTCTTGACGCTCGATGTCGATCCGCAGGCCGCAAGCACCGCGCAAAGCAACGGAACCGCTGCGAGACGGAGCCCCCTCACAAGATATGCCGCACCGTTATTGGATGTCATCTGTCCCACAAGATCATTCGCAAAGCCACACCCGAATTCCGCTCCTGCAGCGCTCACGCTTCCGACCGGACGCGCAAGGATCGGCGCAATCGTGCAGTAATTCCCCCCGCGAGAATTTCGCCGTCCCGAAACGGAACAGTCGAACAATCATGACAACAACAAGGCGAAATTGCGAACCGGAGGACGAAGGGGCGCCAAAAAACGCTCGCTATGGTTTACGGAACGTAAATGAGCCGCTGGACCATAGTCCGAGAGAGCCTGCCAAAGGTCCTAAACCCGTTGCCGGGTATCCCTGCCGACACATATCGTAATGAGCACCCGCACGGCTCGTCAGCCGCGGGGTGCGGCGGCCTCAGAGCTGGCCGAAGCTTCCCGTCGGTGCAACTCTGAGGCTCCGTTACCGGTTGGCGTGCTGCCCTGTTCCGCCCGGCGTCCGAGAGGATCTCGCAATGTACGATAGAGACGATTATGGGCCGCCGGAGCGACGGGCGGCAACCGGCCTGCCCTTGGGCGTGATGCTCCTGTCGGTGCTGGCGATTGCCGTTTATCTGCTTGCCGGAGCGGCGCTTCTGGAGGGCAGAAGTCGGGACGTCGCGGCGTACGACGTCCCCCGGGCAGGCGACGGAAGTCTGACTGCAGCGCCTGACACCGGACAGCGCCCGTGACGATGGCCCACAACCGTGTCATGGGCGTATGCGGCCAAGTGCACCCTCGGAAGGACGCTCATGAACACCGAGAAGATGAGAATGCTCATAGAGGATTGTCGCAGGGACCTGTTCGCCTATTTGGCGCCCGGCAGCGGCATCAGCGACCGCGAGATGATCATCGCCCTGCTCCATCGCCTCGATGGACTGCAGGCCAGAGACGCGCTTGACGAAGACTTCGACTGGCCGCCATTTGCGCCGGAGGAACGATTGGATGAACAATCCGGCCGCGACCGGACCAGCCCCCGCCTCAGGATAATTCTCAACCGTCGCATACAATAATCATCAGGGATCCACGACAGCACCCGATTCTCTGCCGGCGCGGCACGCCTGGAATGCACGCAAATGCTCCGGAGCAAGTTGACGCTGCGATCAAAGCTGCTAAAAAGCCAGCCGTTGGTGAATGGGCAGCAAGCCCGGTAGCGATCGCCGGTCTATCGAGAACTCGGAAACGAATTTCACGAATCTCACAGCATTTTGGCGTGCGCAAAAACCAAAAATGCCAGCCGCGAAGAATCGCGTATGGCATGGACAGGTGGCCGAGTGGTTTAAGGCTCTGGTCTTGAAAACCAGCGTACGGGAAACCGTACCGTGGGTTCGAATCCCACCCTGTCCGCCATGTCCCTTGTTTTCATTGCGTTTTTTGACATTTTTCGCCGCTTGCCATAACCGTGGCCCAAACTGTTTTCCCCATGCATTGTGCATAACTCGGAAAAACAGAACGTGAACGGTGGGCTACGGCTTGCTTCGACTTGCGAAGGTTTTCAAGGGCTTGTAGATACTCAGGGTGGCAAACGATTCGCGCTCGCCCGATTCGGAGCTTTCTTGTCCAACTATTGGGAGGACTTGAGCTTCGGCGGAAATCCCCGAAGGGGCGGCAAGCTCTTCTTGCCTTTATCCGGAAAGGATAAAGACCATGCGAATTCATTGCCCGATTTACAAGCCTGTATCGGTTATTCGATACTGGCGCTTCAGACTGGGGCAATGGGAGCACGTGTGTGCCCATTGCAGACGTTGGCCGCGTTCGCGCGCGATCACCGCCTAAAACCCAGCCCTAGGCTCGCAACTTGGCCCCGCTTCGGCGGGGCTCTTTTTTTATCCACAGGGGATACGTAAAGTGAGTATACGCATTCGCCATGTGGCGCAACAGTCAACATGTCACGGCAACATGCGAATCCCACTCTGCCGCGAATCAAATTGGGCAAAAAACTAAATCTATCAACGGCTTAATGTTTTTCGACTCGCTTACATTTTTTCTATTAAAAATCAAGAGGAAATACCCGTTCGCGGACGATAATTGTTGATAACTTCAGTGCCCAATCCACAGGGTAGAGGGCGCCCCGGGGCTGACTGATTCTACCCAGAATCAACAATAGGGCGCTTTGCGCCCTGACTGCCCGCCCCTCATGGGCTCTAATTCATGCTGCATGCCTGACAGGGTTAAAAGCCTCGCCAAGCTCTTCCTCCAGCATTTCGACCAAGCGCCCGGCCAGAGACCGCACGAATATTCCGGAACGGTTCCAGTAAATGGCAAAGGCGTCCGAATGAACTAAGCGTGCGAACGGCGGCAGGACGCTAAAGCCGCTTTTCATGCTCCATGTCAGTGTCACGTCAAACAGCGTCATTTCCAGTTCCGGAAGGTAAATGTCAGCGGAAGCGAGGCGCATATAACCACCCTTCGCGTGAGAAGTGGCGGCCTTGAAATTCTTGATAACCAATTCCATTAGTCTCTCCTTATACAATGTTGCGCTAACGAAAAGGCCCCGCATCGCTGCGAGGCCACGTTTCAAGCCAATGTCGTGCTTTTCGCCGTGATCTTGACCCACCGTCGCCGGGGATCGATCTCGACAAGCAGAATGTCCCAGTTCCACCCATCGCGCGGCGTCTTGACCAACCATGCCGTCGTGATTGGACGCGCCGTGAATTCCGGGCGATAGCGCGTCCAGAACTCGACGTACTGCACGCCGGTCAGCCGGGCGCCGATAACCTGCTCCGAGCCACGTATTGTGCGCTTGTCTGCCGCAGTGGTGAAAAGCGCTGTCCAAGGCCCCATGCCCGGGACGGTATTACCGTATCCGTCGTCACCGTCCGTCCGGTACATGAGCGAAATGGGAGTCACGAGCTTACCGGCTTCAATCATTCCGGGCGCTCCTCGCCTGCCGCCTTGTGGTTCAATGGCTGGAGGTACGTATCCCCGGCCTCAACCTTCGACATGTCGAGCAAGCTTCGAATGTCATTAGCCGACAGCCAACCGCCATCGCGCCCGACGCGGTAAGCCTCGTATTGGCTCTTTAGGTCGCCGCGTGTCAGTTCCGACAGGTCATGCTTCACGTAATAGCCACGCTTCCGCGCATCCGGGCTCAGCAGCGCGATATTCATCGCCGCCTCAATCCGCTTGGCCCATGGCGACAGGCAGCGCGTCACGAGCGCCCGGCCCTCCTGCTCCGTGTTGGCGTAGGTGCCAAAGTCCAGAATGCCCGCAGTCGTCGGCGGGACGCCATAGACCCGGCAAATGTCGAGAGCCGACAGCTTCCGGCTTTCCAGAAATTCTGCGTCCTTGCTCGAAAACTGGAATTGCTCGAACTTCACATTTCCATCAAGCACCATGACCTCGCCAGCCTTCATTGAGCCGACAAAGCGCTCCTTGAAGCGCTGCATAATGGTCTCTTTATTCTGCCCCGGAAGGTTGTTCGGGAACACGAGTGCGCCAGCCGGGCGGAAGGCATTTTCTGCAGCCGCGCCCGCCTGATCCTGCTGCGCTACAGCAAGCCCGAAGGTCTGTGCCGCAATCGTGATCGGCGAGCGTCCCCGGATACCGTCAAGCGACTGATAGCGGATATGCAAAACCTCGTGTTCCAGCAGCGTTTCAGACGATCCAAGCGGATCATTCCAGCGATACCGCAGCCGCCCCGACCGCAGCCGTTCAACGTCCACGTCACCCGGTAGCATCTGCACAAGGCCCGTCACTTGGCCATTGCCATTGCGCACGATCTTGTGGAAGGAGTCGCCGTAGGTGAGCACAGACCGCGCCAGAAACTCGCGCCCATCGAAGGCAGACACGCCCGGCGCCGTCTCATCCATGAGCACGGAATAAAGCGGATGATCCTTTGCAGGCTCCGCGCCGCCGTCATCCTTGGCCCGGTAGAGCTTGAGCGGGACAGCCGCCAAGGACTCCGCAATTGTCGAAATGCAGCGATGCGCGACCGCATGGCCGGACGCCTTGGCGATATCCGCCGAGCCCTGCCAGCGTGCGCCCAAGAATTCCCCAAGGAACGGATCAGACGACGCAATGCGTGTTTCAGTCTTTTTAAACGGCCACATGAGCGCCTCCTCCTAGTTCTGCAATCCTCAAGCGACGGGCAATAGTGCCGCGCTCCTGCCTTGCCCGCGCCGCGACAGACGTGCCGGAATAGGCGGGGAAGCTCTGGACAATGGAAATTTCAAACAGGTCGACCGCACTAAGCGTGCGGTGACTTCCCGCCCACGCATCGCCGCCCTCCGGAACAGTGAAGCCAAACGAGACGCCGCCAAGGTCGCCACGTTCAGCCAGGGCGATTAGATCGCGGCCAAGCGTGGTTTCCGGAAGGTCGATTTCATACCGCAGCCCGTGAGCGTCCTCCTCAAGTCGCAACGTGCCCGATTTTGTCCGGGCCAGCACCTTGCCGCTATCGTGATCGACAAGCGCCAGAATGTCCGGATTGCTCGCCAGTGCCGCCCGGAAGGCGCCCGGCGCAATCGACTCCGTGAATTCCCCGCCAATCGATGCACGCTGATCGAATACAGCCGCGTAGCCCGTGAGCTTGCGACCGCGTGCAGACAGGTCATGGCTTGCACGTGTTTCCTTCGTCATGGCGTCACCTCCTCAATTGCCGGGATCAAGTCGCGATGCGGAGCAATCAGCATGTCCACGGCCATGGGAAGCGCTCTCAGCTTCTCAGTCCCGACAGCCTCGCGATTGTTGTAGAAATGGCCAATCAACAGCAGTGCAGCATGCTTGACGGAAGCGGGAACGGGAGCGGCCGTAGCCACTCCCTGCCCTTCAAGCGCACTGTCCACAACCGCAATCAGGCCCGTGATGTACCCATCTTCATCGCCCCAAGAGACACGAAGATGCTCCTTGGCCTCTGCCAGCGTGACAGTTGCCATGATTAGGCAATGCCCTTCCAAGCGAACGCTTCCGGATGGCGGATTGCAATGTCTGCATCAAGGAATGCATGCAGGCGCAGGCCGCCCTTGCTGGCGTCGGAATACGGATTGGCGAGGATATCGACGCCGCTCCAGTAACCAATGACTAGCGACGCCCACGAACCGAAGATCAGCGGATTTTCAGCCGCGACAGCCGGGACATTGTTGCTCGAAACAACGCGCTCGCCGTGGAAGATTTCCGACGCCGGGATAACGCGATTGTTGGCGTCCTTGATCTTGCGGACGGTCGCCAGCAGAGCGGAATTCGTCAAAAATCCGGTCGTGCCGGTTACATCATCGACTTCGAGGGCTCCTATCAGGTCCGCCGCGATATCCGAAAGCACGGTTGCAGCCGTGGCGTTCTCAGCAATCGCCGTCAGGATGCCCTCCGGCTGATTGCTCGCGCCAGTGCCAGCGATAGCCGCACTATCGAGTGCCTGCGCCAGAACAGACGCCAGATCGTTGCGGAGCACGCTTTCGACAGCAACGCCGTTTTGCAGCTGGAGGCGACGGCTCATGTACATTTCGCCGGCGACGGTCTTGGGCGACAGCGAAACCTTGTCGAAAGTCGAGCTAGACTCCGTAGGAGCGCCATCTTCGGCCACCCACGAGGCAGACGGGCCACCCGTGAGCTTAGGCAGGTCCAGATTGCCGACAAGGCCGGAAATGACGGAAGCGCCAAGGCCCTGCACAGCCAGAACCGGACGGAGCCGGTCAATCAGGCCACCCATGTTAGTCGCGACTGTGTAGCCGCCAGCCGAAGGCGTACCGACAGTCTGCGCGCGGCCTTCAAGGATTGCGTCAGTCGGAACCATGAAGCCCCGCACTTCGCGACCCCTGCCAAGCTCTGCGGACATTTCCGCTTCAAGGCCGGTAAGCTTGCCTGCGGAACCTTCGCGAATGGCCTTGGCCAGACTATAGCCCCGAAGCTCGCGCTGCATATTGGCATCGGCAGGCGCCGCAGCGGCCCTCTCCAGCGCGTCCAGCTTGGCAGCGCGGCGGATTTCGCCGTCAATGGCAATAATTTCGTTTTCAATCACAGTAAAACGCGCGTCGTCGTTCTGTGCTGCTTTCAGTTCTTCGTACTTGGCAGCGCGCTTTTCCGTCAGGTGTGCAATGTTCGTCATGTATAAATTCTCCTTCTTCAAGCACAAGGAAGGTTCAACAGCCTGCCTGCGGCAGTCTGGACTTCCCGCCCCTCATGGGGCTTTGATTTTCGATTGGTTTGGGGTCAGCGCTTACGAGCGGCAAAGGCTATGATTGCCTCCGTCTGCCGCTCGATTGGCTTGGCTTGGAACATGGCCTTAGCGCGCTCTAACGCGTCCAGCTTATGCTCCAGAAATTCCAAGCGCTCGCATTCGCGCTCAAGTCCCCGAATGATTTGGTAAAGGTCTTTCGCCTTCATCACGGGATAGGCGTGATAGTCTGGACAAGCTCGCCGTCCGACTGCATTTCAACGTTGAGGTTGACGCGGCCGCCCTGCTCCGCCTCAATCGTGAGGTTCGCAATGTGCATCGTTCCCACCCACTCAATCCGCTCCGTCTTGAGCGTGAGCACGATTTTGACAGGAACGGGGGTTGTCGAATTGTACGCGGAAAGCCACGTATCAACCGACTCCTCCGCAAGAACGCCCTCGCCGTTGACGGAAGCCGAAAGGCTCGTAACATCACGGCCTACCCAAGATGCAGCGTCGGGCGCATCGCAATCAGGGATGACGACTTCCGAAAGCTCCTTGGAAAGCTGCAGGCTCTTGGACGTGAAGCCGCAAGGCGCGGCGTAAGTGATTGTCGGCGATCCGGAACCAAGCATGACAGCAAAGCTCCCGAAACGCGCAGTAGTTGGCTTAGCGATGGCTAATCCTCCTCGTATTTCAGATTGTTGGGGGAATGCGCTAACAAGCGCGGTGATCGGCGAAACCCGACAGAAAATGCCCGAAACGCCGGGCGACCATTTTTGAAATGGTAGGAAGAAAGGCCAAGCGCGGCCGACCGCCTAAGCGGTGAAAAAGAACGGGGTTTTTAGGCCCCGCCATAGTTTTATAGAAAGGAGAAAACGGGCCGAATGGTGCCTGCTTTCGAATGCAGAGATGACCAGAGCGCCGAGAACCATCAACGAAGAATTCGCAACTTTTTCAGAAAATACGCAAGCCTTTGAAAACTTGCGTGTTTTTCTAAGCAAATTCCGCGAGACAGGCCGGGAGGGCCTCGTCCTCGTGGCGTTCCGCAATGGAAAGCGCCATGGCCAGCGCCACGAGCCCGTCAATGCGCCCGCTCGCCTTGCTCTTGTCGAGCTTGCGATTTCCCGCAGGGTCTTTCGTCACGACAGCGTTAGCCGCGCACATGGCCAAGATAGGATTGCCCGCGTGGTTCACCTTCTCGTCAGCCACGAGCCGCTCCAGAGTGTCCACCGCTGGCGAAAAGTCCTTGAAGCCTTGGCCAAGAGGCGTCAGGGGAAGCTCCACGCTTAACGCCGTCAATTCCCGCCGCAGGTCCTCAATGCGCCAACGGTCATAGGCAATGCCCAATATGTTGTAGTCTCCGGACGCGTCCGCGATGTGTTCCGCGACTAGCGCCGGGTCTATCACCTTCCCCGGTAGCAGCGTGAGCTTTGACGGCTCCTGCTTTGACCATAGCTCCCAAGGGACACGATCCGCTTCCGACTTTCCGCCTATGTCGAATTCAGGCAGGAAGAAACGCGGCAACACTTCAAAGGTGCCATCCGGGTTAGGGAACACGAGCACGAACGCGGTGAGGTCGCGCGCCGCAGACAGATCAAGCCCGGCGTAACAATCGCGCTCCTTGAGCGCCTCCGGGTCAATATCGCCCTTGTTGCAGTTGTCCCATTCCCGTTTAGCGATAAAGCGCACGGTTCCATCAACGCGCTGATTGAGCACCTTGTTGCGGAAGTCCGCCTCCTTCGCCGGGATGCGTTGCGCCTGCGCCGCCATGCGCTCAATCTGCTCTAGGCTGTTGAAATCGCCCATTGCAGGGTTGGCAAGTGCCCACGTCTCAGGGCTCCACGGGTCCGCATCCTGCGGCGCATGGAAAAACGCAAGGTGAAACGACGTGTCATCAATTTCGCCGCTCTGCACTTTTAGGCCGTAATCGATCATCTCCGAGAAAAAGGCCGTGTCATCCTTGGCTTGCGTCGAGATAGCCACAATCAACGGCTCATCCCGAGCGCCAAGCGCGGAGTCCATCGCGTCGAAAAGATCGCGCTTGGGCCAATAGCCCGCCTCGTCACACAGAACGAAGGAAGGCGACAGGCCAAGCTTGCTATCCGCATCGGCCGACAGTGCCTTGAGGATTGAGCCCTTGCCCGCGCCCTCCAGCACTTCAATCTCTTTTTCGTTCCGCTTGATGTTCACGCGCTCGATAAGCTCCGCATGCTGTTCAAGCATTGCCTTGCACTCTGCGAACGCCTTGCCGCTCTGCCCTTTGTCCATTGCGCAGAAATACGCCTCGCCACGGTCAACCGCTTCCGGCCCGACCGTATGGCAGAGCGCTAACGCCGCAGACAGGCCCGTCTTGCCGTTCTTGCGCCCCATCGACAGAACCGCCGTGCGCACTGGACGGTGCCCGGTTTCATCGGTCGCGTAGATAGGGGCCAGGAATTCATCAATCTGCCATTGGCGAAGCTTCATTTTGGTTCCGGAAAGCTTGCCCTGCGTTACCGGCATGTCCTCGATAAAGGCAACGACGCGTTCAAGGCGGGACAGGTCCGGCTTCTGCCATGGCAGGGTTTTGCGGCGCTTTGTTCCGCCCATTATGTCTATACTTTTGCGCTTAGCGCCCGGCCCTCTCAAGCCCATGATTTTATTCTCCTTTTCATTCTTCCATTTTTAGCTCCAGCTTAAACAAACTGCGCGTTGAGGTTCCCCGTCGGTCCTTGGCCCTTCGTTTCGAGCCTCCGACCCGCCCCCGCCCCTAGAAACGGCTACAGAGGGCCACACGCGCGCGTTGGCGCTCCGGACGGCTCATCGCTCATCCGCGCCTGACAATCGCGTTGTGGGAGTCACTGTGCCTGTTTCCCTTGCAGCATCAGGTATGCAAAGGCGGGAAGCAGCGCCGACAGGCGCTTAGACCTTGCCTTGAACTAGAACCAGAATTCACCCAAGCATCCCGCTTGCGCGGTCTGCGACTTCCCGCCCTCGACAGGCGAGCTATTTGGGACTGGCTCCCATCCTTCGGGGTCCAGCGGATTGCCGTGCACATCGCAACCCTTAAGCCCTCGCTTCAAGCTCTTGTTGCCACGGTCCACGCGCCCGGTCTTTGAGCTATGACAGGACCAGCACAAGGACATGAGCCCCTCCAGCGGTGGAAACGGATTGCCGCCTGCCTCAATTGCCACGACATGGTCAACCGCGTCCGCGCCTACGATCACGCCGCGCCGCTCGCACGCCTCGCACAATGGCGTGTCCATGAGCTTGGCCATGCGCAAACGTTGCCAGCGCGCGGTACTGTACGGCCATGCAGCCATTCATTTCTCCTTTCAATTGCTTGCCTCATATCCGCTCCAAGGCATCCACTCGACAGTCACACTCTCACCAGATCAAAGATCTGTGTGAGTGAGTGACTTTGTGAGTGTCTGGTTTGCCTCAAAGATCACGGTCACGGTCACAGGTCACATTTGTGAATGTGAGTGCGGTATTTCCGAAAGCTTGAGCCTGTACGTGTTGCTTTGCTCGTGCAGGTGCATGGCGCCAGACTCCATCAGCTTTTTGATGATGTCCCGCCGCCAGTTCCGCCCCTTGTTCTTAGCCTCTGCCAATTCAAGGAACGCTGTTTCCGTCGCAATGACGGGAGCATGCCACCAATAACCATCGTCAGCCGAGCCGCCGCTTTCGGTCGCGTTCTCGATTAGAACCCGCTTAAATGTCTCAATCAGCGGGTTGCCCTTCGCCTTGGCTTCGGTCACGAAATTGCGCCCGGCGTCCGCTGGTATGGCGACGATTTCGAAGGCCGGGATGACTTCGCCCGTTTCTTCGTCCACGTCCTCCGCAATGCACACGGCCTTGAAGCTGAAATCGAAGAGCTTGCCCGCCTCGACGGAGTTTCCCGCGTGGCAATGCAATTCCCGTCGCCTTTCAGCCGGGTCGCCGAGCACTTTCACGATGTAAGACGCGTCAACCACGCCTAGCAGGTCAACAGCGCCTTTCGGTCGCCCCTGCGCTCCGTGTCCGGCATGGTGTATGATCGAGAGCGCCGCCTCAGGGTCCACTTCCTTGCGGAATTCAACGCAAGCCTTGGCATAGTTGCCCATGTCCACGTTGCTGTTTTGGTCGCCAGAGCCAAACGTTTGCGTCAAGGTGTCAACGATAATCCAACCGCAGCGGGTCTCGAAATGTGCCTCCGCCTGCCTGATTGTCGCAATCACGCGGTCTCTATCGCCTGTATCGGTCATGACTGGGCTCCAGTCGATGACGACAAGCGGCGCCTCCTCGTCCGCAGCAATGCCGTGATGCTTTTTGAAGGCTAGAATACGGTCGTATGTCGTGCTTGCGCGCTCAGCCGCGATATAGACGACGAGGACAGGCTTTCTTATCCGCTTGCCGAACCAGTCTCGCCCGAACGCTGCATGAATGGCCGCGTCAAGCTCAATTGTCGATTTGTTGGACTTCGGCGGCCCTGATAAAAGATAGGTCTCACCCGGCGCTGCAAAGCCTTGGATGATCCACTTTTTCGCCACGCCTCGCTTGATACTGGCAAAGGTCGTGAAAGGCAGCGGCTCAACGTCATCAGGCGGTTGATACCGCTCGATTTCATCAAGCATCACGCCGCCGCCCGGCCCGCAATGCGCGCGTCAATCCAAGCCTCTACTTCGGCCCGGACGTAGGCAATGCGCTTGTTTCCGATGACGAGCGGCATGGGAAATTTGCCTTCAAGCGACATGGCGCGCAGGAGCGTCTTGCTCATGGTCGTTGCGAATGCCGCTTCATTCGGCGACATAAGGCGGGCCGGGGTTTGGTTTTCAGTCTTGGCCATGCAGGTCCTCCGTGTTCACGGGGCGAGACCAATTCCCGCCCGTTCTAAGGACCAAATGACCGCAAGCGCCAAAACCATGAATGCGATTTCTGATTTTTTTTCTTATCCGAGCAAAACCGCGCCGCCGCAGGGCGGGAAGTCAAGCGGCGCTAGCCGCTTCGGACGTGTCCTTGGCGCAGTAATCGGCCCAATCCTGCATAAGCTTCCGCCGCTTTTCGAGCGCGTCCTTGCGCCGATAAGCGGCCTCTGTCTTGTCCTTCACGATATGCGCAAGGGCGGCCTCGATCACGTCGCGGGGATGGTGCGTCTCGTCACCGGCCCAATCGCGGAAGGATGAACGGAAGCCGTGCAGCGTGCCATTGCCGCCGGACGCCGCGCGCAGGGCCTTAGCCATAGCTGTATCGGAAATCGGCTGACCCTCCTTCTCGCCTTCGAAAACGAGACCGCTCGTGGCGATCTGCTGGCGAGCGCGCAGGATTTCAACGGCCCGATCAGACAGCGGCACGCGATGTTCCCGGCCCGCTTTCATCCGTTCCGCCGGAACCGTCCACAAAGCGCCATCAAGGTCAACCTCGTCCCATGTCATGAACCGGACTTCGCCAGAGCGTGCAGCAGTAAGGCAGGTGAATTCCGTGGCACGTGCTGAAACGCCCGCCGCCGTTCGTAGGCTTGTGAGACACGCTGGAATATGTTGGTGGTCAATCGCCTCATGATGGCCGCGCGTGAGCTTCTGGCGAGCCGGAAGAAGGTCTTTCAAACCGCCCTTCCAGTCCGCCGGGTTGTCGCCCGTGAAGAGTCCGCGCGCCTTGGCGTGGTCAATTACTGCCGCAATGCGCATGCGGGTACGATCGGCGGTTTCGGGCTTTTCGGTCCAGATGGGTTTCAGCGTCTCAACAACGTCGTCACGGGTGATATCGGCAATCGGTTTCTTGTGCAGGGCTTTGGCGTAGTTGTCGAGCGTCATCCGCCATTGCGCTTTATGCTTGTCGTTGCGGGACTCTGCCGCCTTTTTCGTTATGACGTCTTCCATGAGGTCGGCAAAGGTATAGCGCTTAGCTAGGTCCTCGCCGCGCGCCAGCCTCTCACGTATCGCGTCCGCCTTCTCACGGGCCAGCGCTAACGACACGGGTGCGGTGCCTTGCCCGTATCCGCCAAGGCCGATTTCCGTGCGCTTGCCCCCGCGCCTATGAATAAAGAACCACTGCTTTGACCCGCCGCTGCGGACACGCAAATATAGGCCGTCGCCATCGCTGTAGATGCCCGCCTTATCGAGTTTCTTAAGCTTGGTTTCGGTGAGCTTGTTCCGCGCCAT